GGCAGTGGGGGGTGCGATCCAAAAGGGGGGCTTGCTTTTTCTTCCGCGTTCGCGTCGCGGTTGGCACTGAGGGGCGCTTGGCTTGGCGTGCGCGTGCCTTGGCTTGGCCGTATGCCTGGCCTCGCTTGGCGTTGCACTTGCCGCAACTTGGCACCATATTCTCGAGACTGTCGTCGCCGCCGCGGTCGGCTTCGATGAGGTGGTCGGCTTGCGTTGCTTTTGCTTTCTTGCACCAGTGGCAGTTTGGTGCGTCGCGTAGTAGTTGCGCGCGGTTCTTTCGGTAGGTCGGGTTGGCCGTGCGCTTGCTCATGGGGCTACCGCTGACGCGCTGTCGCTTGTCCTAGCGCCCTCACTTCGTTCGGTTGCTTCCGGGTTGCGTTGGCAAGCCGCGCATACGGGTTGGCCTTCGATGATTGCGTCTCCGAACTTTTCGGCGAGGTGTGTTTCGTTGCACCGGTGGCACGTGCCGAGGTAGATCGTGGGCGTGTAGGTGAACTTGTGTTTCATTGGCTGCGCTTTCTGTTTCTGCTAAGGCTAGTCAGGCGGAACGCGCCCTGGGCCCACGCCGTCCGATATGCGCTCGGTTCACACTGCCGCGCGCCGTGTTCATGCGCGCGGGCTTGCTCTGGCTGTCTGACGGCCGAACTAGCGAGGATTAGTCGCCGAGGGTTTTCACCTGCACGCCTTTCTTTCGCGAGGCGTCGCGCCCTTTCGGGTCCTATTCAGTTGTGTTATGCGAAGCGGAGTGTTTCTTGGCAACGCTTGGCGATTGTTTCGAGGTGCTGTTTGTCCGCTTCGATGCCGATGCAATAGCGGCCCGTTGCTTTCACGGCCACCAGTGTGGTGCCCGATCCTGCGAACGGTTCGAGCACCTTAGCGCCCGGGGCGATGAGGTTCAGGCACCATTCCATAACCGCTACCGGTTTTTGCGATAGGTGCACTTTGTCGGGTTCTATCGGGGCGCTGAACACTGCGGGGGTGTACCGTTCCACCGGTTCTTTCGGGCCGTTCGTTGCGTGCAGAACTAGTTCATGGCCGGCAGTGAACCGGCCACGGTTCGGACGTCCGAAGCCCTTATTCCACACTCCTACGCCTTGCCACTGCCACCCTGCGGACTGTACGGCGTCCGACAAGGTTGGCAACTGGCGCCAATCTATGAACGCCAACAGATCGCCGCCCGGGGCGGTGATATTGCGCGCAAGGCTTAGCCATAGGTGGCTCCACGCGAAGTAGGCGCGCTGGTCGCGGTGGTCGCCGTCGAACGTCGTGTAGTCGCGTGCAACGCCGCTAGACGCGTACTTGTCCACGACGTCGCGCATCTTGTCCGAACGCATAGCACCGCCCGAACTGTATGGCGGGTCGGTCACTACGGCGTCCACTTGCAACCCTTCGCGTGCCTGCTGCACCATAACGTCCAGGGCGTCGCCGTGGATCAGTTGCACGCTTTCGTCTTCGTAATAAATCGGCGTTTCGCCGTGCACGATACTGCCGGTCATGACGCTGGCTTTATCTGGTCGGGTAGTTCGGTCAGTTTGTCGATTACTTGCGACGCCTCGCTTTTCGTAAGGTCGCGGGCGCTAGTAATGTCGCGCCCGATCACGTCAACGCAAAACTGTCTAACATCTTCGGCCACTGCCAGGCCCTTGCGCTTAGCGGTTGCGCCGAGCATCTTCATCTGCGGTTGCGTAATCGGACTGCCTGCACTGGCCGCCTTCTTCTTTTCGCGTTCACGATCAACGATTGCCGCCACCTGTTCCTCGTGCGACGGTACGTCGTCCCACGGATCGGGGCCACCGCCCACTACTGGCACCGGGCCGCTGTGCTTCGGCTTGCTTGGCGGGCCTGCACGGTGAAACACTTCGTTCGTGCTCGCCAACTTGGCGAACGCGCCCGGCAACATCACGGCGACAAGTCTGCCTAGTGCTGACGTGGCGGCGTTCATCTGCTCACTATCGCGGGTGTAGGGCGTATCACCTGGAAAGGGCTCCCAACAGTATGCGACCGCGGGGTGCTGATCGTCGGGCGAACGCCACGCCGTCACCTTTACTTCGATGAACGTGCGGCCGCCAACTTCACGCACCACCGGTTCGTGTTCCACAATCCGAACGTCCGGAAACTTTTCCGCCAACATTCTGAGGCGGTGCGGTACGTCCACGTAGTCATTCAGTTGCCATGCCATAAAGTGCTGCCCTTCTTTCTGGTTGTGGTTCGAAGTGTAGCCATAGGGTGCAGCGCGGCTTGCGGCGTGAAGTAGCCGGGGGCGCGCATATTCGTGCGCCAGTGTGCCGGCACGTTCGCGTCGCCCAGGTGTATCCACCCGGCAAGCACTACGTCGAACTTGCAGAAACTGATCCGATGCACTAAGGCAAGGACGAACGGGGCGGCCTTGTCGTCGGGGTAGGTGATTAGGTGGCCGTCGAAGTGTTCGGTGCTGCGTACTTCCACGCCGGCAACGTCGTGGCGTGTCTTGTCGTACGTCGTTGCGAATTCGTAGGCGACGCCGAGGTGTTTCGCGAGTGCTAGTTCGCCGATCCACCCGACAAGTTGGCGGCGCTGTTCTTCTTCGCTGTTGGGGTTCCAGGCGTGCCGATGTTTCGCGCCCAATAGTGCAGCGTTGTCGCGTACTTGCTGCGCGTGCTCACGTAGCCGGGTGACTTCGTGCGGCATCAGTGGCATCAGCACGCCTTTGCCTATGTGCTGCCGGTCATAGGTGCGATACGTCAAGTACGAACACCTGCCCACTGTTCGAGGGTTGCGATCGTGCCGCGTAGTTCTTCGATCACGGCACGCTGCCAGGTGATAATGGCAAGCGCCCGGGCGGCGGTGACGGCAGTGTGGTGGTCGGGGCTATTGTCCGCAAGGTCGGCAAGGTCGCGGACCAGCGCTTCGTGGTCATGCCAGCGAGGGTTCACGGCCACGTACTCCACTGCGGCCAACCGCCCTCGCGTTGGATTAGTAGCGCGGCGGCCAGATTGGTCGCCGGGTCCAGTAGCGCGTCGCAATCGTCCGGGCCGACCGAGCCATGCACGCCCAGCCAACCTTGCGGCCAGTACTTCGAGGGTAGGCACCAGGTCGGAATGTGCACCTGCATGAGGCCGAACGATCCGCCGAGCGCCTGGTCGCCTATCACGTCGGGTTGGCACGCGCTTTCACGTCGCATAATGCGCTCGAGGGTGTCCAGTTCTTCCTGGGGCCAACCTAGGGTCCAGGCGAGCCCTACGAACCCTTGGCAGTCGCCGGGTGCTATGGGTGCGGGGGTAGGTGTTTCGTCGCGTCCTGCGGCCTGTGGAGCGCTCTTTTGGGGTGCCTCAGGGGTGGTTTCAGGGGTTTCGGTGCTTTCGTACACTGGCGGGGGTATCCGGTCGGCGTCGGGTAGCGGGGCGATCACGAACGACAAACCGGTGAGTGCTGACGTGAGTAGGGCCGCAAGGCTGACGATGCCGGCGTTCATGCCACGGGTGTTTCTGTGACGCTGTGACTATCTTCGAGGCGTACCGGTACGCCCCAGGTCGCCCACTTGTCGGAACGGAACGCCAACTGCGCAAGCATGGAACGGTCCTCGCCTTTCTTGCGGAATATTTGCACCATGACGTGCTGGCCGTCTGGCATGGTGCCGGTGAATACCTCGTAAAAGATTACGACGGGGTCGGGGGTTGGTTCGGTCATCAGGTTGCTGCCTTCCTTTTGAGTTGTGCTATTGACCGTAGCGGGTCGGTGTCATGTTGTGGTGAATACCTTGGCGAACGCTTGCTGGACGGCTTTCGGGTCGGTGGCCAGTTCGAGGGTAAGTTCGACGTGCCACCAGTCGCCGCCCGGGGCGCCACTGAATGTTGGCGCGGTGGCTTTGCGCCACGTTTCGCGGTCGCAACGCCACGATCTGCCGAACGGTTGCGGCCAATAGTCGATCACCAGGGCGATGCCTAACGTCTGCCAGTTGGCCAGGGCGGTGCGCATGAACGCCAACGATTTGGCGCGGCCGTCCGTGACGCCTTTGTTCTGTGTTGGGTAGAACCGATACGAAACATCGAGCGCCACGCCTCGCGCATGGTTTGACACTTGGCCGGGCTTGCCGCGAATGTCACGCTGTACCCATGTGCCGTTATTCCACAGCGCGCCTTGCGAATGTGTTGCAGCTTGCCGGGCCCATTCTTCGGTGCCTGGTAATTTGCCGGCCGTCACCGGGTAGGTCGGTACGACGTACGGCGCGGGCATTACTTGTCGGCGTCGTTTTTCTTGCCACTGAATAGCGACGCGAGGTGCGGGTCGCCAATTTTTGAGGATATGAACGCCATGACGCCGGCGAGTAGCGGCATTGCAACGGCGAGCAAGCCCGGGTCGACGTTGTACTTGGCGCCGAAGTAGGTGAACAGTCCGAGGACGCCGCCTTTTACTGTCTGGTCGACGCCTTGTGCGGTGCTTCCGTTCATGTTGTGCTCAGTTTCTTGCCGCCAGTGAGTAAGGGCGCTGCGTTACTTTGTTTTTGGTTGGGCCGGGTACGGGTTGGCGGCTTTCACTTTTGCTACTGCTGCACGCCACGCTGCTTCGGTTCCGTCGCCGCGTTGCCATTCGAAGAACAGGCCGTCGCTTTCTGTTTCATATGCGATACGACGCGCTGTTTCTACTTGTGCACACTGGCTTGCGTAATTTACTTGCGGCCATTGTGCGTCCAGTTCGGTCTGTGTTGGTTTGTTGCTGTCGCTAAGCCACTGCAACGTGTTGTAATCGTTGCCGTCAATCGCCCACTGTTCGGCGGGGTAATTTGTCGAAAGAATTAGCGCGTAGTCAATCATGGCAAGACTTCCATTACGGTGACGGTAGAAACTGCGGTAAAGTTTGAGTTACTTGGTAGGCGGTTTATGTGTAGCGTTCCGTTGTTGACTCGTGCTTGGACTTTGTAAGTTGTTGCCGAAGTTGTAGCCGGACTATCCAACACTGTTAGGCCTTGCGCAAGGCACCAGTTGTCGCCGGTTCCTGCACTTCCTTGGTACAACTGAATTGCGCCCGGGTCGGTACCGCCCGTAGGTGTCAAAATGTTGGTGCTGCCGCGCAAAAGTTGCAAAATATTTACGTACGACCCGGTGTTGCCCATGCCGCCAATCGTCACAACGAACAGCACTTTATTGCTGGCGCTGGTTGGGGTAATGCTTACCGACAAGCCGGTCACGTCCACAAATGTGGTGCTAGTCGTACTAAACGTGTCCAATTTGGTTGCCTGTTTTACTTGCACAACTCCGCTAGTGCTAGGTCCGAGAGTTGCCCAAGCGGCGCCGTCGTAATATTGCACGACGTTGGTTGATTCTAGGTAGCACAGTTGGCCTTCGGCGAGTGTTTTTTCTCCGCTTCCACCGAACGCCGCGTCGCGTTCGGTTGTTCCTGCGAATACTGGTACGCCAGTGCGCGCGCTCTGGTTCATCTGGTCGGCGGTAAGTACCTGCGACGCGGTGAACGTCGGAACGGTGGTCTGTGCGTTAGCGCCCATACGGCAAGCCTAGCCGAGCACGTTCGTGCTATCCAGCACGCCATAAACGGGGTCGTCCAGAATCAGTTGGAACACCACGGTGGTTGGCGATGTGTAGAACCGGACGGTGTGCCCTTGCGCGAAGTCAATCACTGCGTCGATGCCTTCCACGGCTAGTTCTTCCGCAAGGGGCCCGAACCCGAGGACGTCCTTCTCGATCGTTATGGTGTCGCCGATGTCCACCAGGGCTACGGCGTCGCGTTGCAGTGAAGTCAGTAGCGCGAAGTTTGTGGCCACGCTGGTGAACCGGGGCGACGGGTCCGGCACCAGTAGGTAGGTGGCGGCGGCGTCCAGTTCGCCCTGATCGTGCAACAGACTGGAAGTTATGGCGCGTGTTTGTATGAAGTACTCGGCCTGGCTTGCTGCATCGTTGTCGGTGCCGGTGTCGCCGTCCAGACTGGTGACGCTGGCGCGGTTCACGACGTGCGAGGCGTCGAACTCTATCTCTAGGTCGTTGTAGGCAAGGTGCGCGCCCTGGTCGTCGAACTCCACGACGGGAGCCGACAGTGTGGTGCCAATCCTTTCCTGGAATGTGAACACCCCCGTGCGATCCATGAATAGGCGCCCGAACTCTGCGGTTTGGTTTATCTGTTGCGCGTACTGCAACGCGTTCGTTCCTACTGGCACGGTGAACGCTGAGTCGTGCCCGAGGTTCACGGTGCCGGTTGCGATGTTGCGCTCGGCGCCTGGAAACAGTGCCACCTCGGGTAGGTCCAATAGGCTCTCGAGGCGTTCGCCCGATGTTTCGGTGGTGACGTTCCACTCATCGAGGTAGCACTGCGCAAGTTTGTAGAACCCGTCCGCGGCCAGAATGTTCACGATGTTCGAGCCGCCCAACTGGAACTGGTAGTCGTAGTTTACGACGACACCGACGAACAGATACTCGCCCTGGCGGCTTAGGCGGATTACGCGCAACGGCGCCAACCCCGGCTGGTCGTTGGCCGGGTCGTAGTACGGGCTGCTGGTGTCGTAGGGCGACAATATGCCGCCCGCCAAAGTGTCGTCTAGTAGCACCGTCATGGTGCCCGGGCCGAACTGGTCGGTGTCAAGGCGGCGGCCGCGCCGGTAGGTGACGCGCTGGCACCACTGCGTAATGTCTGCGAACTGTGTCGTACCGTTCAGCACGTAATCGGTGTTATTCAGTACGCCGCGGGTTGCGTCGTCAAGCGTGAACGCATCTTGCAGGAACCCGGTGTCCAGTTCGATCAGATAGTCGCCGGATTGTACGACGGGGGTTGCCATAACTAGAACGGCGTAGTACTAAGGCCGATGTAGCCGCTTCGCTGGTTGTACTCGCGCAAGGCGTCCACGATCACCTGGCCCGCCTGGCCAGGGTCAAGGCTTTGGCTGTTTATGGTCACGTTCTGCACCGTCGTGCTAGGTGCAGCGAGCCGGCTCATGGTGTCGCTGAACGCGGCGCTCGCGCCTTTTATGTCCGCCGGACGTTTCGCACCAGCAATACGGCGCTCCGCTTCCGCTATCGCTTCCATGACACCTTTCAGATACTCCTGGCCGTTGGCGACGCCCGCCCCGTAGAACTTGGCGGCCGATGCCTGCCCAATCTTTTCGGCGATCGCTTGCGTGCGTTCCACCAGGGTGTTCGCTTTGAGTACGCCGTCGGCGCTTGCCAATAGTTGCCGGGCGATCTCAGCGCCGCTTTCTACGCCGGCTTCGAGCACCTGGTTGAGCGCGTCTTTACTGATACCGCGGCGGAGTAGTTCTTCGGTCAGTTTTCCGAACTCGTCGGCGCGTTGCGCTTGCTTGCTCAGTTCATCAAAGAACGAACTGCCGCCTTCTTCGGCCGATGCTTCGAGTGCATCTTCGAAGTTCATAGCGTCGCGAATCGTGCTGGTCACGCTGTCGGCGAAGTTGTCGAACGCTTCCTGCGCTGTTTGTAGGCGTTCTTCGGCGATCTGTAAGGCGTTGGCCATATCGTCGCGAAGTGCCGACGCTGCCTTTTCTAGGCGTTCTTGTAGTTTCTTGGCGCGTTCCGCCATTTTGTTGAGGCCGCCACCGGCACCGCCGCCTTCTTCTTCGTCGTCGCCTCCACCGGCCAGGGCGTTCGCTGCGGCGCTGATACGGTCCAGGCGGTCCGGTATCGGGTTCAGTGCGTTGCGTGCTGCTGCGGCTTGCGCGCCCAATGATCCAAGGCGCGCTTCGAGGTTGTCGAAGTAGTTGAGGGTGCGCGCTTTCAGTTGGTCCGTGATTACGGCGCCACCGGCTGCGGCTAATGCGGCGCTGAACGCCGGCAGGCCGGCTTTGCCGCGGGTTGCCAGGGCTTGCGCTGCACCGATCAGGGTTTGTATGCCTGCGTAGGCCAGGGCTATGGTCTTGACGAACTCCAGCACGCCTTCGGTTGCGGCGCGCATCGCGCGAATGGCCACCGGGGCGAAGTCGCCCATACTTGCGATAGCAATCTCGAAGGCGCCCTTCACGCCCTTGCCGCCTTGTAGTTGCTCTATGAATACGCCGAGGGCGGGCACTACGTACTTGTTCACGGCGTCCACGAACCGTTGCAGATACGGCAGAACGTAGTAGCCGACCTGTTCCACGATCTCGCCCCACGCAATCGAGAGGCGTTTTAGTTGTCCGTCGAATGTGTTGGCCGCGGTTGCACTGGCACCGCCGAACTGTGCGGCCAGTTTTTCCTGCACCGCCTGGTAGTCCTTCGTCTTGACGATGTTTTCGTCCAGGGGTACGCCTAGTTTTGTAAGCGCTGCGAAGTTGCCGTTGTATGCCTTGGCGAGCGCGATCGCCACGCTTTCCACGTCCTTGCCGGTACCCGCTGCGATGTCGAGCGCAAGCCCTAACTGTTGCTGGGCGGCGGCAGTGTCGCCGGTTGCTCTCACCAGGCTGGCAAGCGCCGGCCGCAACTGGTCGTCGGTGACGCCGGCCGCTAGTTGTGTCTGGTTTATGTACTGCTCCACGGCGGCGATCTGCGTATCCGTCGCCCCAGTAGTTGCCTGCAACTGGCGCGCTAACAGTGCCTGGCTTTTCTGATCTTCGGCCGCGGCCTTGGCCGCTTCGAACAGTCCTTTGCCGAGAACTACGGCCGCCCCGGTTGCCGCTATCGCGGCGGGCACCAGCGCCTTTTTGAGTACGAACGCCGCCTTGTCGGTAGTGCTGCTAAGCGACTGGAACTCCTTCAGCGCGCGTTGCACGCCCTTGCCGGCGTACTCCGTCACGATTGGAATAACTACGGCCATACGGCAAGCCTACGCAAGTTTTCGGTTCACTTGACGCAATACGTCCGCAACTAGTTCTGCTGTCTGGCGTTCTACTTCCTGGCGGTTCATCTCATAGGCGGGCCATAGCACGCGCGAGGCTTTTCCGTGACGTGCTTCTAATGCCCGAATCATTCGTGCGCCGCGTTCGGTGTCGCCGTTTCCGCCGCGCCCTGCCAAGTCGTAGATCGTGTTTATGGCACCCTTCCAGGCGACACTGAACACCGCCAGATTGGTGGTGCGGCCGGCATACTCGCGCGGTTTTTTGCCCGATACTTTTTGACTAATCATGCTGTTGGCGATTGCCGCCTGCCACGGCAGTGCTTGGAAGTTGCTGGACGGTTTCCACGATCTATTCCAACCCGATAGAGGCGCCTGTTGCGGAATACGTTGCCGGGCTGCGGTGACTACTGGTTTGGTGATTTTTTTGTAATCTGCCGTGATTTTCCGGCGCGCTTTTTTGTCGATGCTCTGGATTTCTTTTAGCGCTTCTTTCAGGCCGAGCACTTCCATGCCTACGGTGGCGCTCATCGTCGGCGGTTCCTTTCTTCGAGGACCTTGTGCACTGTCGCCAGGTCTCGTGTGTCGAACTCTACGCCAGGGGGCCACCATGAGGCGGCGACTAACAGTTCGGCTAGTTGCCGACGGTAGGCGCCGCGTCCGTAGGGTGGCTTTCTTGCGTGTCTTTCACTTCGATGTGTTCCACGTGCGCGAGCCACGTATCGAAGTCGGTGGTGGTGTCGCCTGCGCGTTTTTCGCTTGCGTATGCCAGATAGGCCAGATCTTCGATGAAGAACCCGGCGGCGAGATCGCCGGCGCGTCGTTGGAACTTGCGCTCCCAATCCACGATTACGCCGAGCGACGTGTGCACGTCGTAGGTTCGCCTGTCGGTAGTGGTGACGGTAAGTGTTAGCCGCATCGTGCTGCCTTTCGTTGCTTAGTGGCTTACGGGTTGGTGGTGTCGATCGTGAGGGCCCCACCCTGCAGGGTGATTTGGACCTCAGACAACTCGCCGAGGTTGGCGTTCACAATGTCCAGGCTTTCCAGATAGGTTTCGGCCAGTTCGAACTTCGGGTTCGTTGCGCTCTCCACGCCGCTAGTTGGCTTCACCGAGACGTAGCACTGCGTACCGACAAGCGGTTGCAATAGTGCGTAGGTCTCGCTGGTTGCGTACGACATGAGGAACGTGAGAACGCAGGTGTGGTTCTGCAAGCCGGCGGTGTAGCGGCGGCCGTTCGATCCGAACGCGGTGCTTTCCAACGCTTCGACAACTTGCGTGAGAACTGCGCTCTTGCACTGGTCGGTGATATCGGTGCCGGGTGTTGCGGCGCCGATCGTCACGACGGGGTTCGAGAGGTAGGTAACTGTGGCCATGGCTTACTCCTTGGTCTTCGGTTTCTTGCTCTTAGTTCTAGCACCTTGCGGGGCTTTCGTGGTGGCATCGCTTTCGGGTTGCACTGGTTCGATCATGCCGCCGGCCAGTAGGTAGCCGATGTTGTGGAACGCATCGTCGTGCACGGTTTCGCCAACTTTGCGGGCACCGAACGGACGGACTACGCGGTAGGTCATGGCGCCACCTTAGTGGAAACGGTCAGTTCGTACGACGCGTACTCCGCGCCGCCGATCGTGGTGACGGTCGGACGGCCGGCCGTAAGTCCGATATTGGCGGCACGGATAAGGTCGGCGAGTTGCAATAGGTTGCGAACCGCGCGACGATCACCTGGGCCGATAGTCACGATTTTCACCGCGAAGTCCATTTGGGCGATCGTGTTGGTTGGCATGAGGAACGCGGGCGCGTCCACGATGACGCACGGCGGGTTTATGTTGCGCGGGTCGTTGTCGGTCGTCACCCGTAGCCCGGTGATCGTTCCTAGTTTCGTTACGAGGGCGTCGTAGCCGTCGTTGAGAATGTCGGTGTCTGGTGGCATTACGCGATCGCCGGACGGTTGCAACCTAATAGCCGAAGAATGTCGCCGAACGATCCGCCCACCGGGGCGCCGGTGGCCAGTGGATCGAACGACGCGTACTGGTCAATCGAACCGCGGGCACGGTAGTGATAGCCCGCAAGCATGACGGTCGCCAGTTTCACGTCCAGGCTTGGCACTGTCGTAAGACTGTCCTGGTAGCCGCTTTCCTGGCGGCGTCGCCACGCGAACTGGTTCGCGGCGCCTACTGCCAGGGTAAGCAAGTCGAAGTCCGCGGACGGTCCGGCAATCGTGAACCCAAGCCAGTCTTCGGCGTCGGCGTTCGTGATCCATGTGCACACGGGTGCATAGGTGACGGTGCCGGCTGCGGTGTCGCGTGCAACGTCTGCGACGTTGAGGGCGAACGCGATCTGGTTCGGAATGAGTAGCGCCGTGTTGTACGTGTAGTCGCCTTGCTCGTCGGGGCCGAGGAAGAAGAACTCCGGGCACGCCGTGACTAGGTGCGTGCCGTTGAACGTCGCGTTGCCGCTAATCGTGATACTGACGCCGGGCTGTATGGGGGTGCCGGTCAGTGTCGCAACTACTGCGACACCGCCCGTCACTTGCCCGTGCGTAATGGTGTAGGCCGCCACGTGGCCGCCTTTCTTGTTAGAAGTCGAACCAGCGGAACTTGGTCACGTCAATGAACTGCGCGGCGAAGTATCCGCGAACGCTGATCTGACGGCCGAGCACGTCGGGCTTTTCGATGCTGACCATGCCCTTCATGGTTTCGTACACTTCGAACCCGGCGTAGGTGCCTGCGGCGTTGCCGAGCGCGATGAAGTCGCCCGCGTAGTTGAGGCCCGGGTCCACGACAAGCGAGAGGCCCACGGGGTTGGCAACTGTGCTGGTGGCCGACATTACGCCGGAGGCGTTCATCGGGTTGAGGGTTGGAAACAGTGGTCGCTTGTCTGCATCGACAAGGGCGCCAACTGCTTCGAAGCCCGGTGTGCCCATGATCAGGTGGGTCGGCATGACGCGGCCCGCTGCGAGGATCGCGGCGGCGCCTTCGTACACCTTGGCAATGAAGTCTTCCGAGGTGCCGTCCCACGTGCCAACTTGCTGCGCGCCGCCGATGTTGTTCGCGAACTGCGTGCAGGCGTAGTTGCCGGTTTGGATTGCGTACTGGTTGGCCATGTCGCGAACGATGATCTCGAGCGCGGCCGGGTCCGAGAAGTCCACCGTCTGTTCAGACACCAGGACGGTGCCGCCGAAGGTGTTCTTCGTGACGACGATGTCGTCCACCAGCATGGTGGTCGAGGACAGTCCGGTGAGTTCGTTGGACTGTTGCGCCACCGAGGTGTGCGTGACGATCTTCGGACGAATGAACGTCTTGCCACTGCCGGGCATCGGGCGCGCGCCGAGCGCGGTCACCAGAGGACGAAGTGGTGCGATGTTGTCGAACGTAGGTCCGAGGATCGGTACCGGAATGACGCCAGGAAAGTCGGTCGTGGTTTGGTCGCCGGCTGCTGCTGCGATTGGTGCGTGGTGTGCCTGGTATGCGGCAACTTCGCGTCGCGCTGCTTCGGCACTTTCACCGCCGCGAACGTATGCGGCCATGTACTCCGCAACGGTTGGCAGTTTGTTTGGCACGCGCTTCACTTCGGCCCAGATAGGCGCGGTTGGTGCAGCGGCGGGCACTTCGACTTGTGTGTTGGCTTCGGTGTTCATGTTGTCCTCCGTGTTGGTGCTGCTAGTTGCCACACTAGTGGCAGCGACTTCGACAATGCGAGCATCTTCGAACGCGGGCTCGGCAACCACCGACAGTTCGCGCCACTTGGCTTTGGCGATCACTAGAACGCCGGCGTCGTCATATTCGGCTTCGATCGGGTCCACCCCTACCGATACCGAGTCCAGGGCGCCGTCTTTGACTAGTTCCAGGACGTCGTCGCCCGCGCGGCTTGCGCTAATGCGGGCGCTGAACTGCATACCCTCAGGGGTTTCGGTGCGGGCGGTCACGATGCCGATAACGCGGTTGGCGTCGTGCTGTTCCAGTAGGCGGGGGGCTTTGCCGTCGGTTGGCAGACTGCCGGCAAGGAAGCGAACCTTGCGGCCGCCCGACACTGTGGCCTGCGTGTTGTACGGTACGGCCAGACCGCTGATTGTGCGGCGCGGCTGTTCGTCGCCGGCTTCGGCGGTGATCGTGATATTGCCCGCTGTGAGTTGCAACGGGGCCAGGGGGTTAGTCGTCATTGTCTTGCCTTTCGGGTGTTAGTGAACTGCCGGAACCGGCCGGGGCAGCATCGTCCGGCCGGTCCGACAGCCCGTTTTCTTCGATGTACGAAGAAACGTCTAGTTCGATGTAGCGGCCGCGAGGCGTGACGCTTGGCATTGAGAATGTCTGCTCGATGCAGTCGATGTACGGCTTGGCGCCGAACAGATACAAGTCCTGGCGTGCTTGCTGCGCGTTCTGGTACGTCATGCCGCTACCGGCCGGCGCGCCGACAAGGTACGGCGGAATGTTCGCAACGCGCGACAGTTCTACCGCCTGGTAGGTGCGTGCGCTTACTAGTTCCATTTTGGACGGGTCAATGCTGCTCTCTACCCACTCCACGTACTCGTTGAGGGCGGCAACGCTGCTGTTCTCGCGGGCTTCACTCCACGCCGCTGCAAGGTCGGCAAGGTCCTGGCCAGACATCGGTTCGCCGCCGCGTTGGCGAAGATATCCGGCTGGCACCTCCATTGTCGCGAACCTTTCGGCGGCACGATCCAGGCGGACGGCGGTGTTGATTGCGCGCGCCCCGGTGGCAAGTAATCCAGGTATCGGACTGAGGAACTGCACTACGTCGCGGGTGTCGAGGCGTAGCCCTTGGAAGTAGATCTGCGACGACGGCCCCCACCATTGGTACGGCCCGGACTGGTCAAGCGTCTGCACGTTGTTCGCGGGTATCCACGTGAACGCAACTGGAAAGCCTTGGCTGTTGCGTTGCGTTATGACGACGAACGCGCGCCCGAAGAACATGAGATCGTCGGTCAGGTTTGCGAGGAAGAAGTTGCGCGTGACGTTCGGATCGGGTTGCACGAACCAGGTGTCCGGTGGCAGTTCTATGCGTTCGTAATCTTCGCCGTTCCACTGTTTTGCGTACTGTTTTATTTCTAAGCACGACACCATGCCAACGATGAGATCGCGCGCGCGTGAGATCGTCGGTATGCGTAGCGCGTTGATCCGGTCGGCGCTGCTCGTGTAGTTGACGAAGTTTTCGACCAGGGGGTTGCCCGCCGCCGCCGCCGCGATTGCTGTTTCTGGACGGGGTACTTGTTGGACGACGGGGCGGGCGAATAATGGCACGGCTTTATCTTAGGCAACGCGACGCGGGTTGGCCGTGGCAATCACCGGGCGACGCACGTTGCTTTGCGGCTTCGATGCCAGGGCGGCCGCCCATATGAGGCAACGGCATAGTTCTACCGGGCCGGGCGACTTGGCGGTACTGATCGCGATACTGCCAGGCGTGCGAACTGCGACGGCGCGCCCGACGTGTTCTTCCAGCATTGTTTCACCAGTGTGCAGAACGCGGCGCTCCGCAATCATCTGCTTCACGACCGCGGTCCACCTGCTGATCTCCTGGTAGCCCACGATCATGCGGCGGTGCGCGAGATCGGTCGGGCAGTGCGCGTCAAGCGTCGGCGTTATCGCCAACAGTACACCCGGATTGGCTTCGAGTTGCTTACGAACCGCCGCCCAGAATGAGGGCACCGTATCGGCCAACAGTGCAACCGTCACCGTGGGCACGTTGTCGGCGTTCACGTTGCAACGAACCGCAACGTAGCGCCCGTCGTCAATAGACACCTCGCAAGCAAGCACGCCACCCGGTAGCGGCCGCTTGTCGGTGCGGCACGCTTCGAACATTCCAGGCGTGAGGAACCCGGCGTCTGTTTGGCACCAGATATTGACCGAAGAACGTAGGAACCCGGCACGGTTCGGGGCGGTTGCTTCGCGTTCGATCGTGCGAAGTGTGAGCGTGCCTTTCGGGTTGCCGTCATGCACGAGGGCGGGGTTCGCATACTTCCACGCTTCGGGCGTCATCGGGTCCAGTTCTGGCGGCGGCGAATATTCCAGTAGCAAGGTGCCGTTGTGTTGCCCGGTGTCGATCGCCCGGATAGCGGCCTCGCGGTGCGTAAGCATCGCCTTGCTTTCTTCGGTGCCGGCCGTTGAGTAGAACAGTGCCAGGGGGTTCGCGACGGCGCGTTGCGTTGGCATGAACCCGATGTCCAGGGTGTCGGTGTCCACGCCCCATAACTCGTCCACGATCAGTAGATCGACACCGGCAAGGCCGTGCGGCGCTTGCGGCTTGGCGGCCTTTACGATCCAGCGGCTGTTGGCGTGCCGTACTTCGTTGCGGCCGAACGTCCACGACGGCTTGGCGCCGAACTTATCCTCGAGGATTGGCGCTAGTTCCTGGAACAGTGCAACCGCGAGATCGAGCCGGTGCGCCGCGCTGACAATCTTCACCGGGCGGCCCAATATCTTCGGCCATTCGAGCAACGCCCAGCCGATCGTGGCGGCAATCAGGGTGGACTTGCCGTTCTGTCTGGCGGTGCTCACTAACGCGGTGCGGTTGCACCAGTCGCCTGCCGCGTCATACGCCAACTGACGCTCGAGCGCATAGCGCTGCCACGGCATGAACGTGACGCCAAGGTGTTCTTCGGCCCACCTTTCCACGTCAGGCCCATACGTGCCGGCAACATTCGGCACCGCTGTTTCCAATCTTGGCCGGTTCCAGTCGCGTTCGCCGGCTTTCGCCTTCTTCCTTGCAGAGACACCGTTGCA